TCTGATAATGAGTAATTATAGTTTAGTATAATGTGTTTAATATAAAAAACAATGCTATGAAAATAAGGACTAGACTAAAGCCAGAAGAGGCTATTTTGCTTGGACTCAACGTCAAAAAGTGTGATGCTGGTAGAGATACTGCTAGATATTATTTAAACTCAAAACAAAGAGAAGCTGTAGGAATGTCTTCTACACCTAACAAGAAGAAACCTATAGATCCTGTTAAGCTTAAAGAAGTTGTTAATGATCCAAAGCCATTTGTTCTTAGTGCATGGAATTTTATAACAGGTAGAATGCTTGACATTGATGAATATTGCGAGTTTTACGGCTTACCTAGAGATGATGTAAAGAGTTATAAATTAGTATCTCATACTGGAACTCCATTCTTCAATATTTTATTTAAAGAGCAATCTTCTGAATCTAATTTTAATTTAGAAGAAGTTAAGGATTTGCTAAAAAAGCAAACTGACAAGAGCTACACTTATAAGAGTAGACGTTATTCTTTTGATAGGGAAAACGTACTGAAATGGTCTGATCTGCATTTTGGAGCATATATCAAAAACTTACTTAATGTAAATGACTTTGATACAGACATCTTGCTGGATGGCTTACTAGAATCAATTAATGTAATTAATGGGTTTGGATTTAGAAAGAATCACATTCATATTAATGGTGACCTAATAGAAAGCTTTAGTGGACTTAATCATATTAACTCTTGGCAATCAATGGACTCAGAGATGATAGGTGCTACTGCTGTAAAAATGTGCGCTAAAATGCTAGACAAAGCACTTCAGAAGGTAGATAATCTAGGTTGCATAAAGATAGTAGCTGGAAATCATGATAGATTAAGTAAGGCAAATGATGAAGATGTAAAAGGTGGGGCAGCAGAGTTAATTGCTTATTGCTTAGAGTTAATGGGTTACGATGTAGAATTTCATCCTTATGTAATAACTCATTTTGTAGATGGAATAAATCACATAAATCTTCATGGGGACAAAGGTATAAGTAGAAAAAGTACGGAGAAGATAATATTAGACTATGGTATACAAGGTGAATACAACTTGATTAACGAAGGTCATTTGCATTCTGTTATTGAAAAGCTATCAATAAAGCAAAGGGAAAAATTTGAAATAGTAAAGGATGATAGCATTAATCATAGAAGATTTTATTTACCTTCATTTTTTACTGGTAATTACTATAGTGCAACATTAGGTTATACCACAAATTCTGGTTATTTTTCTATATGGAATAACGGAAAAAACAAACCACAATTTTTTAACGGATCAATCTAAAGCAAATGAAGAAAAGAAAGCTAAAACAACTTAGAGAAATTGCAGATGCAATGCCATTAGATATTACTATAGATAAAAATGGATTTCCTACAGCCAATTGCAGGTATAGGCAAATGAAAAAAATATACAGGATAGAGGGCGAAGATGCTGTAATTGATTACTGCAAAAGTGTAATGGATAATATTGACAAAATAAACGCTGACAATTTAGAGATAAATAAGATTGTATCTGAGAATCTTAATATAGCTCAGAAAAATAATGAAAAATACCTTCTCAGATCTAGATATAAACAAAGCAGTTTTGGTGGTTCTGCGGCAAAAAGAATGTGGAAATGGTTGAAAAGGATTTTAAAATAGATTCTAGTAAAGTATGGTTAGATAGGTATACTATATCTGAATTTAAGATGTCTTTTAGGGGATTGCCTTGCAAAACTAAATGTGACTGTTGTGAAAGGCTGTGGAACGATACAGGTACTAAAACAGTAAGTTACGCTATATCTACATCTGGTAAAGGTGTAAATATATGCCAATCTTGTCTAATTGATTTATAATTTGTATGTTTACGGAACAAAAGTGCCGTAAAATGGAAATAACACAATTTTTATTAGTTAGATCTGAAGATCATCCACATCAAAAGCTGGGTAACTTATTTATAATGCATGGAGCTAACATTCTTTTTAAATGCAAGACTTTAGAGTTGGCTTGGAGGAACAACAGAAGGGATATATCCTGTGTTCCAGAAGGAACTTATCCTATTGAGTTGGAATATTCACCTAAATTTGGGTATTCTTGGGAATTAAAAGAAGTGCCTAACAGGTCAGAAGTAAAGATACATCAAGGTAATTTCTTTAGGCAAATAGAGGGATGTATACTTGTTGGTGATATGCACATTAAAATAGATGAAGATGAAGAGCCAGATTTAAGAAACTCTATGGCTACCAAAGTGAGGATGCAGAAAATAATGGAGGATCTAAATGTTAATAAAACAGTAATAACAATAATTGAAATATGAAAGATAAGTTAGTAATCAATAAAATGTCTGTCCTAGAGAAAGAAACATTACTTATCTTGGTATTAAATATAGTTATGGAAGGTATAAATATAGTATTTCCTGCTGGCAAGTATGTTCCAGTTAGGTGGTTTAGCATTTCTAAGTGGATAGGATTAGGTAAACTAATGTTGAAGATTATAAAATTATTTCGTTCAGATAAATAATAAACATGGTAATAGAAGTGGTTAACATGAGTTGGGATGACATGAATAATGTATATGCAAATAATTTAGTTATTCATATGTCTGAAGTAATAAGTTTGCAGCAATATATGCCATCTATGAGTATGCCATTATCTGATGAATTGGAGTATTGCAAGATTGAACTTAGGAATGATAACGTATTGATAGTTAATGAAGATTACGACAGACTTTCATCACTTTACAAAATTTATTATGATGGTGGAGTGACTTATAGTGTGAATTAAAAAAAAGCTTTAAGTGTATGGCTAAATATAAGAGAAAAACAGTAAGAAGATATACTGTAAAAGTACCATCTTTAGACAAGGAAGGTTTGCCAACTACTGAGTCTGTACGAATACCTATGCCCACCAAAGGGGTTACTCTATCTCATGATCACAAAAAAGAAGTTGTAGAAGCATTCGTATCTATATATTTAATGGATGGAGAAAGCATGGATTCTGCTGCTTCAAAAATGAATTTCCAAAGATCTACCTTACATCATTGGAAGCGTGGTAGTGAAGAGATAGCAAAAATAGTAGAAGATGCTCAAATTCAAAAGAAAGAACAAAGAATTAGTGTTGAACGAAACTTAGCAAGAAGTACTGCTCAACGTCTCATGGAAGGTTATACCGTAGATCTTGAATCTAAGAAGATGGTAAAGATTCTTAATGTAAATGGTGAGGAAGAGTGGGTAGCGCAGGAAGTAAAGATTGCACAGCAGTATATAAAGCCATCTGAGGGTCTTGTTTTGCGCAGGTTAGAGAATGATGACGAACATTGGAGAAAAGATGCTGGAGAGCTTACAAAAGGCAAGCAAAGTATTCCATTAATTGCATGGGTTGGGGGAGATGATAAAGAAGAAGAAGAGTAATGGATACACTGCTTACAAAAGAGAATGATGTAAAAACTATACCAATACATATAGCATTCAAAGCTATGTATACTACCAAGCGCAGATACATCTTACTTACAGGTGGTAGAGGTAGTTTAAAGTCTTCTACAACACATGATTTTGTTGTCCGATTATCATATGAGGCTGGTCATGGTATATTATTTACGAGATATATACTTAGATCAGCAAATGATTCCATTATACCAGAATTTAGAGCCTGCGTACAGAGGTTAGGAGTGGAGGGAGATTTCCATATAACGGCAGATAGAGCTACCAATAAGACTAACGGATCTTTTATTTTGTTTAGGGGTATCAATACTTCTAGTGGAGATCAGACTGCAAACTTAAAGTCTATTCATGGCATAACAACTTGGGTAGTTGAGGAAGGAGAAGATTTTCAGGATGAAGCTAAGTTCAACATTATTGATGATTCAGTTCGTTCTTCAGAAAAACAGAACAGAGTTATTTGGATAATGAATCCAACGACCAAAGAGCATTTTGTATATCAAAAGTGGATAAGACCAAAGAATAAGCAAAAAGTTGTACATGGATTTAATGTAACTATGTCTAATGATGATGAAGTAGAACACATTCATACCACCTACCACATAGCTGAAGAACTTAAATATCTGCCAAAGGATTGGCTTAGTAAGGCTAACAGGTATTTACAGGAGCTAAATGAAGAGATAGCTAAATGCATTGAAAACTGGACAAGAAGTGAGATTGAGTTAGCTAATGAATTAAATATCATACGCCACGACAGTCACTACTACAAGAATTACATAGGAGGATGGAGAGAGAGAGCTGAAGGAGTTATATTTGACAATTGGATAGAGGGTAAGTTTAATGAAAGGTTGCCATCTGTATACGGCTTAGATTGGGGCTATGCTCCAGATCCTTTAGGAGTAGTCAGAGTTGCTGTAGATCGCAAACAAAGAAAGATCTATCTAAAAGAATATATATACGAGACAGAATTGGATGATGTAGAGAATCAACTTAATAAAGTAGGCATTAGCAAGACTGCACTAATTGTATGTGACACAAATGAAGGTAGGACTATAAAAAGACTCCAGAAGAACGGATATAACTTACAGAAGGCGGTCAAGAACATTATATCTGAAGACATTCGAGAGATAAAACAATATTTAATAATTGTAGATCCAAACTCTGACAATCTGAAGTCAGAATTGAACAATTATGAGTGGAATGACAAGAAAAGTGACGTTCCCATTGACTCCTGGAATCATTTGCTGGATGCATTTAGGTATGGATTTAGAAGATTAGTGAAGCGAAAAGTAGGTCTAAGAAGAAGAAATTGATGTATTTTATCTGTTTTTTTATTTAGAATTAGGATAAAGCTTAAACTTATTCTATATTTACAACTCACTAAACAACTAAATAGATGAAAAAAACAATTAGAGATCAATTACTAGAATTACCAAACGGAGTAGGAGAATTAGCAATATCATATGCAGAGGGAAATGGAACGCTAGATGCTCCAGTATTTTGCAGTGATCCAACTCGTGCATTAAATGGGGCATTTAAATGGGAAGAGACTTTAGAGGGATTTACTTATTGGTATAATATAGCAAATGGCATTAAGCAGGAATTAGTAAATATACAAACATATTCAAGTGCCAAGTTAATTTTCCAAAAAAGAAAGCAGGCGGATAAGTTTTGCAAGGCATGGTCTAGGAAGACTCAAAAAGGTCATACAGTTGGAGCGGGATCTGAACAAGTAGAAGTTTCACTATACAATGTAAATGATTCGGAAAAAGCTTGGATTAATAAGTATGTAAGCGATATTAACTCTTAAGTTTAGATATAAATAGATTAATTAACAATCAAAAACTAAACTATGAACGTATTATCATTATTTGATGGGATGTCATGTGGACAAATTGCATTGAATCGGTCAGAAATTGAGTATGACAATTATTTCGCAAGTGAAATAGATAAATATGCTATACAAGTCACGCAGAAGAATTATCCAAATACAATTCAAATTGGAAGTGTTGTTGATGTTAAGGGGGAAGATTTACCAAAGATTGATTTACTGATTGGTGGTAGTCCTTGTCAAGATTTCAGTACATTAAAATTTGAAAGGGAAGAGTTGAGAGGTAGCAAGAGTAAATTATTTTATGAGTTTTTAAGATTGAAAAAAGAACTTAATCCTAAATATTGGTTACTTGAAAATGTGCAAATGAAGAAAGAAAGCAAGCTACAACTTGACGAGTACCTAGGCGTGGTAGGTGTTTTGATTGATAGCAATCTTTTTACTGCTCAAAACAGAAAAAGGTACTATTGGACTAATATATCTATTGACCAATTAGAGAAAAAAAACATACTTATTGACCAGGTGCTTGAAGATGTTGTTGATGAAAAATACTACTGCAAGGAACACCAAATTAAACACTATGAGCCTTGTAAATACGTAGCACAAGGGAATAGTATTGAAGTTATAGATTTTTACAATAAAAGCATAAAGTATAATAAAGCTAACTGTATAACTCCTCACGCTTTTAGATGCGACAGGAGTGCTACAAACATAGTGAAAGTAAACGATAGACTGAGAAAGCTAACAGAAAATGAGTGTGAAGCAATGCAAGGAGTACCAAAGGACTATACTAATTTTGTAGCAAGTGGACAAAGATACAAGATGTTAGGTAACGGATGGACTGTAGATGTTATAGCACATATATTTAAAAATATAAAATAAAAAACTATGAACGTATTAAGTTTATTTGATGGAATGTCTTGCGGACAAATTGCACTCGATAAATTAGGAATTAAAGTAGATAATTACTTTGCAAGTGAAATTAAAGATCATGCAATAAAAGTCACTCAACACAATTATCCAAATACTATTCAACTTGGAGACATAACAAAGTTAAATGGTTACGATTTGCCAGAAATTGAATTATTGATTGGTGGATCGCCATGTCAAGACTTTAGCCAAGCGAATAGAAAAAGAGAAGGCTTACTAGGTATTAAGTCTAAATTGTTTTATGAGTTTGTAAGGATTCTCAAAGAAACAAAGCCAAAATACTTTTTACTTGAAAACGTAAAGATGAAAAAAGAATATAAAGAAGTTATTTCTAAAATATTAGGAGTTGAGCCCATTGAAATAAACAGTAAATTGATTTCTGCTGGAATGAGGAATAGGCTTTATTGGACAAATATTCCTAATGTTACTGTACCAAAGAAACTAGATATTAAACTCCAAGATATATTAACGAGCGGCTACACAACAAAAGAAAAGGCATATTGCTTATTAGAAAGTGAAAGCCGACCGCAAAAAACAAATTGGAAGAGATTTAGAAGATGGCGAAAAAAAGGTTTTGTGAACATTGTTTTTACTTCTTCCGATTTAAATTTATTTAAAAATAGAATATTGAATCAAACAGAATTAGAGAGATTGCAAACAGTTCCAGATGGGTATACAAGCATTCTAAGTAGAAATGAAGCTGCCTGTCTGTTAGGCGATGGATGGACAGTAGATGTAATAGCACATATATTTAAAAACATAAAACAATAAATTAAAATGGCATCAAATTCAAAAATGAAAGTATACACAAATGAGGTTCATGTTCATAAATTATGTCAGGCTCATGACATGACATACGAAGCTGTTTATAAAAAATATGGTCATTTAATAGATGATAAGGGCATGGTTTTGTCTGAAAACTTAAAATTGCAGCGATAAAAAGTAAAAATTATTATGTTTTTACTAAATTTACATTTTAAACAATACTATAAAATGATTTTGCAAAATGAAAGATACTGAACCAAAGATACATGGCAAGTACTGGTATAAAGCTAAAGAATGGTGGAATACATTAACGCCTAAAGGAAAAGCAATTGAAATATGTATATTTAACGATATAGGCATAGATCATGCAATGTTTATGGATGATTTTGAAGTATCAGACATTATGGTAGAAGATTATTATAAAGCAAAGAATTACTAATGTTTGTTGAGCTAATACAGATAATATTTATAATTGGATTCTTTATAATGTTTTTTGATGACTCAGAAGAACAGGATACATAATAATTAATAGAATTTAAATAATATATAAAAATGAAATCAATTCTATTAATATTAATTAC